GTTGAAAATTATGTGAAGATCATTCATCTCGATCACGGGCTGGTTGACTTTGTGCCATATGAATACCAGTCCCGAATGTTCAAACATTTCAAGGACAATCGATTCAGCATCATGCTGGCATGTCGCCAGTCCGGGAAGTCCACCGGTGTTATTGGATATCTCCTACATTTTGCGCTGTTCAATAACAGCGAACACGTCCTCATTGCGGCCAATAAACTGGACACCGCCAAGGAGATGATGCGCCGTATTCAACGTGCGCTCGAAAACCTTCCATTCTTCCTGCAGCCGGGCTGTAAGGCACTCAACAAGACCCTGATCGAGTTCGATACGGATACGATCATCGAAGCCGTCGCAACAAGCTCTGACGGTGCCCGGGGCAAGACCGCATCTCTGATCTTCTGTGATGAGTTCGCATTCGTGCAGGATGACGAGGAGTTCTATGAGTCGAACTACCCGATCATCTCATCGACCAAGACCGGCAAGATCATCATTGTATCGACGCCGAACGGGATCAACAACCAATTCTATAAGCTCTATGATGACGCTATCTCAAAGCGCAACACATTCGCTCCATTCCGGGTCGATTGGTGGGATGTCACGGATAGGGACGAAGCATGGAAGGAAATGACAATTGGAAATATTGGGCAAAAGAAATTTGATCAAGAATTCGGAAACGGGTTCGGCCAAACAAGCAAAACCCTCATCTCCATGGATCATCTTTTAACTATGTCACCAGCAGAACCGGTGGCCAAGCACGAAGACATTAATATATTCGCAAAACCAGACCCCGATCACAAATATATCATGACTGTTGATGTATCAAAGGGACGAGGACAAGACTATTCCACATTCTCGGTATTTGATATTTCGGTGGAGCCCTTCATGCAGGTTGCCACCTATAGAAACAACACAGTTTCTCCGCTGATCTTCCCAAATCTTATCTACAAGACCGCCATGGCATATAATGAGGCTCACATTATTGTGGAAGCCAACATGGGAGAGGTTGTATACAAGATTCTGTATTACGACATGTCATACCCATACATGTTCTCAAGCCGGGTGGCCAATGGTCGATCCATGGGGCTGGAAATGACCCAGAAGGTCAAGCGCATCGGCTGTTCCAACATGAAAGATATGATCGAGCAACGGAAGCTCACTCTGGTGGATCAACAGACCATTGAAGAGCTACGAGTATTCGAGGCCAAGAACGGGTCATTTGCGGCCCGGAAGGGGTGTCATGACGATATGGTCATGTGCATCGTCATGCTATCGTGGTTCACAGATACGAACATGTTTGGTGACATGCACACCGGAAAGCTCCGGGACATGCTCGGTGCAGAACAGGCCGAGTTGACCGGCCATACAGTTCCGCTTCTTGGATATCTGGACGAAGAAATGTACGAGGACATTATGGATGTGTGGGACCCCAAGCAGCACGAAAATCTGCAATGGAGAGTCGAAGCCGTATTCGATGATTGGGATATCCATGCGGCCCGGGAGACCAAAGACGGCGATGACTACATGTTCTAGGTATAAATAGAATAGGTGATCCTCATCATAATGCGAGAATGCTCGGGTTTACTAAATACATGTGATTGTGAATACCCATATAATGTCCCTTGTAATTTTCCAAATAAAAAGAGGATAAATCCTAAATGAGCTTTCAAGTCTCTCCGGGTGTTCAGGTCACTGAGATCGTTAACACTACCACCATCCCCGCAGTAAGCGCATCGACTGGCGCCTATGTCGGAAATTTCCGCTGGGGTCCGGTCGAAGAAATCGTAACCGTTGAGTCTGAGATCGATCTTGTATCGAAATTCGGCGCACCAACAGCTGCGACCTCGGTCGATTTCCACACCGCCGCAATGTTTCTCAAATATTCCCGTGACCTACGAGTTGCCCGTGCCATGCTGAACGCCGTTACGGCCAATGCCGGTGGCGATGGAACTCTTGTCGTCAAGAATGACACGAATTACGATGCCCAAACTCTGGTGTTCGCAAACGTTGGTCTATGGACCGCACGCTATCCCGGCACTCTCGGCAATTCACTCAAGGTCTCTCTGTTCGGCTTCAAGACCGATGCATCAACCACGCTCACCAACTTTGGTAGCTGGGCATATCAGGCTAACTTTGATGCACCAACCGGCACATCTGCATACGCTGCCAAATTCGGTTCGAGCAACGATGAAGTCCATGTTGCGGTGATCGATGAGGATGGTATATTTACTGGCACCGCTGGTGCCATTCTGGAAGTGTATCCGTTCCTGTCACAGGCATCAGATGCCAAGAGTGAAGATGGATCGAGCATCTATTACGCTGACGTCATCAATGCAACATCCAAGTACATTCGCTTCGGTGCCAATGATGCAACCAATATGGCCAATGGCGGGACCGCTGCCACCGGCGCTTCCGATTACGCTGTTACTCCTGCGGGCGGTGCCATCACAACATCACTCACAGCGGGCGTAGACAGCTCAACACTGACCGCAACTGAATTTGAACTGGGCTGGGACCTATTTGCGGACTCGGCCACTGTGGACGTCTCTCTGTTGATTGCACCAGACCTTCCGAGCGCATCGGCCACAACCATTGCGGCATACATCGTCGCAATTGCGGCGGCCCGTAAGGATGCGGTTGCGATCATCTCACCGGTTGCTGACGATCTCACGGCTGCGGCCATCAAGACATTCATGGATACATGGTCTGGCGGATATGGCATTGCCGACTCCGGACGTCTCAAGGTCTATGATAAATACAATGACCAGTATATCAACGTACCGGCATGCTCCTCAACGGCTGGAATTATGGCCGAAACGGATCGCACATATGGGTCTTGGTATTCCCCAGCCGGTTTCAATCGTGGACAACTACGTGGTGTAACATCCCTGTATTACAATCCGTCCAAGACTGATCGGGATACACTCTACAAGGCCGGTGTCAACCCAATCGTTACACACCCGGGTCGTGGTACGATCCTGATGGGTGACAAGACCAAGCTTGGCCGTCCATCGGCTTTCGACCGGATCAATGTCCGCAGGCTCTTTATCGTGCTTGAAAAGTCGATTGCGATTGCTGCCGAGGATACGCTGTTCGAATTCAATGATGAGTTCACTCGGGCAAACTTCCTCAATCTGGTGGAACCATTCCTCCGGACTGTCAAGGGCCGCCGGGGTATCACGGATTTCCGGGTCGTATGTGATGCAACCAACAACACACCAGATGTGATCGACCGCAATGAATTCGTCGGCGATATCTACATCAAGCCTGCCCACTCGATCAACTACATCCGATTGAACTTCGTGGCGACACGTACCGGCGCAGACTTCAACGAACTTACAGCGGGATAATCCAAAATGGCAACCAATGACGTAAACAACTTCAAAGCAAAGTTCACGGGAGGTGGCGCTCGTCCTAACCGGTTCCGAGTTCTATTGACCTTCCCGGGTTATGTGAACGGAGACACTGAGCTTGCATCGTTCATGACGAAGGCCGCTTCCCTCCCGGGCGTAACGCTCGGTGAAATCACGGTCCCGTTCCGGGGTCGCCAGACATACTGGCCCGGCGACAAGACCTTTGAACCATGGTCCATCACTGTCATCAATGACACGAACTTTTCTGTCAGGGATGCTCTGATTGCATGGTCCGATGGTATCAATGACAATACGACAAATGCATCCACAGTGGATGTCCAGAATTGGTTTTCTGATCTGGTTGTCGAACAGCTTGATTTGGACAGTGAAACTGTCCTCAAACGCTACAAGATGATCGGTGCGTATCCAACCGCCATCAGCGAAATTGCGCTGGCGAATGAAAGCGGCGACTCTATCGAAGAGTTCACATGTCAGTTCCGCTATATCAGCTGGTCTGAAATTAAATAATGACGGGCGGGCTTCGGCCCGCCCACCCTCGCTATATAGGTAATATTCATGCTATCTCCAAATGTACCACAAACCGAAGAAGAAAAGCGTCAGCTCAAGGGCTTCACCCTATTCGGACACGAAATCCGTGCGCATAGTGACGATCCGGCTGACGCAAAGGTCATGTCGTTTGTCCCTCCACATGAGGAGACTGAATCTGCGATCATCACAACTGCCGGTGGATTTACCGGGCAGACCCTTGATGTTCGAGGAGACCAGTTCCAGAGTGAGCGGGACCTGATCGTAAAATACCGGAATGCAGCAATGCATCCAGAAACTGACCGGGCAATCGAAGAGATTATCAGTGAGGCGATTGTCGCCAATGATAATGACATGCCGATCACCCTAAACCTTGACCATACCGATCTATCGGATGGTGTCAAGAAGAAGATTGTTGATGAGTTCGAGAAGATCATGCGCCTCATGAACTTTCGAAAGAATGGACACGAAATCTTTCGGCGCTGGTATATCGATGCCCGCCTTGCATATCACATTGTGATCGACCTGAACAACCCCAAGCGTGGCATTCAGGAAATTCGCCCAATCAATCCACTGAAAATCCAGAAAGTCAAGGAAGTCGTTGAGGAGCAAGATGCTCGTACCGGCGCTAAGCTCATCTCTGGATGGGACGAATATTTCATCTACTCGGATGACGGCTTCACCGGAAGCTCATCATCGCAAGGCGGCGGCTCCATGGGGATGGGACAGGGCGGCGGTGGTTCGGCTGTCAACGGCCTGAAAATTGCGAAGGACTCGGTTGCCTATATCACATCCGGGATCATGGATCAAACCCGTCGATACAATCTGTCATATCTGCATAAATCTCTCCGGGCGATTAACCAGCTCCGGATGATGGAAGATTCACTTGTCATCTATCGACTCGCTCGTGCACCCGAGAGGCGCATCTTTTCGGTTGACGTCAGC